ACAAATCAATGAACATACCATTCTTCTCAAGTTATGGTACTAAGTTTGGTTCAGCTTCTGCTACAAACCCTGGAGTAACATCTCCTGGTAACGTAGGTTCATTCGTTGGTGAAGCTGTCGAAGACGCAGCTGCTGACGTAACTGGAATCAACAACGAGTATGGTGAAGAGACTGAATTCGCTAACTCTTGTGGACTTATATTCCAGAAGGAAGCTGCTGGTTGCGTTGAAGCAATCGGACCTCAAGTTCAAGTTACATCTGGTGACGTTTCCGTGGTTTACCAAGGTGACGTGATTCTCGGTAGACTCGCAATGGGAGCCGACTATCTAAACCCAGCTGCTGCTGTGGAACTTGTTGCTGGTGCTGCTGCTGGTTCATCCGGTAACGCTGCATTCTAAGCACACGTTTATATGGGAGGCTTCGGTCTCCCTTTTTCTTTAAATAATATTATGCCTTTTCCAACCACTAACGCTACTCAAGAATTACCCGCTATAAATCAAATCCTGTCGTCATGTGGTCAGGCACCTGTAACTACGTTGGACACTACCAACCCTGACGTTGCGATTGCATACGATACGTTGTTACAAATAACAAGGGAAGTACAATCTGAAGGATGGACTTTCAATAGAGAGTTTCATTACGACTTCATACCTGATGTTAATGACGAGATTGCTATACCTAATAATGTACTCCAGTTAAAGTTAACTAAGAATACTTCTAACATGGATTACGATGGTGTAAAAAGACAAGGTAAACTATACGATAGGTTTAACCACAGATACACATGGCCTAACCATGATAAAGTAGAGTGTGATGTCGTATGGGAATTTGACTGGGTAGATATACCAGAACCAATACAACAATTCATAACAGCTAGAGCTGCTTCTATTACATCTCAAAGAATAATAGGAGATTCAGATCAATATGAAATGCTGCAACAACAAGAAGCATTTGCTAGAGCGACTGCTTTAGAGTACGAAACACAACAAGGTCAGTTCACTATATTTGGTCATCCAAATGAACAAACAAATTACTACCCAGCTTATCAACCATTCCATGCACTTAGAAGATAATGCCAGCAATAACCCAACGAATAGATAATTATCTAGGTGGGGTATCTAAACAATCAGACGATAAGAAGCTTCCAGGGCAGGTTACAGAGTGCCTTAACGGGTATCCTGACCCTACCTTTGGTTTAACTAAAAGACCAGGCTTAAAATGGATTGCTAACTTAGGTACTGGTACCACATATGATAATGCTAAATGGTTCTACATAGCTAGAACTTCTGATGAAAAGTATATAGGATGTATTACACCTAAACCTAATAGTGGTTATGGTGATATAGATATATGGAATATTGATGGTACTGCATGTACTATTACTATGGATACATCTACAGCTACTAATGCAGTTAATTATTTAACAGGAGCAAGAACTAATTATGATATACTAACTGTACAAGATGTATCAATCATAACTAATAACTTACATACTGCTGCTGCTCAAGCTACTCCTTCATTCAATGCTAATAGAAAAGCTACTGTAGTATTAAGTGGTAGTCCTTTAAGTAATGAGTATAAGATCATTATGAATGGTACTACATTTACTCATACATCTAATACAGGATCTAGTTATACAACTATCCTAGCAGCATTTAAAACTGCTATAGATGCAGCAAGTTTCTCTGGTGTTACAACCACACAGTATCTAGAATCCTTACATATAGCAGACAGTAACTCTAATATAGTTATCGAAGCTAGTGGTGGTGACTCTGGTTCATCTATGAGAGTCTTTCAAGATCAAGTAGATAACGTATCTCAATTACCATTAGAATCATTCAATAACCATACAGTTAAAGTACAGAACACATCATCTACTAACGACACATACTTTGCTAAGTTTGTAGCTGATAATGGTACATCTGGTTCAGGTTATTGGGGTGAGACAAGAGATCCAGAAGTATCTCCAGGTTTAGATGGGGCTACAATGCCTCATGAATTAGTTAATACATCACTTAATAACTTTACATTTAGACAAGCTACATGGATAGATCGTGAAGTAGGAGACGATAAGACTAATACACATCCTAGTTTTGTAGGTGCTAAGATACAGGAATCTTTCTTCTATAACAATAGGTTAGGATTCTTATCTCAAGATAATGTGTCTATGAGTCAATCTCAAGACTTCTATAACTTCTACCATACATCAGCTCAGATAGTAACAGATGCTGATCCAGTAGATGTCAGTTGTTCTACTATTAGACCTGCTGCTTTACATGCTGTATTACCTACTGTTCAGGGTTTAATCCTATTCAGTAAGAATCAACAGTTCCTACTGTCAGCAGCTGACGGTGTACTTACACCTAGCACAGCTAACGTAAGAACTATATCTAACTATGAGATGTCTACAGACGTAGACCCAGTAGATATAGGTACAAACATACACTTCATAGCTAAAACACCAAGTTATACTAGAACATTCTATATGTTAACTAGGGGTCAAGATGAAGGACCAACTGTATTAGACATAGGAAGAGTGGTTAATGAGTGGGTACCAGCTACAGTAGATACTTTAGTAGCTAGTCCACAGAACCAATTCCTAGCTATGTCTAGTCAGTCATCCAGATATATTTATTTCTTTAGAACATATCATGATGGTAAAGAGACATTAGTTGAGTCTTGGTTTAACTGGAAAGTATGTGGTACTGTACAAGCTATAGCTAGTGATTCAGATGACTTCTATGCTGTTACTAAACAGGGTAGTCAGTTCACTTTATCTCAAGCTAGTATGAGTCAGAGTCCATCAGACGCTATCATAGTTAATAATGATGGTACTTCTGTTAACCCATGTATAGATCTATATGCTGCAGCAACTTCAGTAGTATGGGATTCTACTAACGAATTCTCTAAATGCTACATACCTTGGAATAATGTAACTGGTCTAAAACCTGTTTTAGTTATTAAAGGTACAGCTGCGTCTGGAGCACTAGTTGAATCTGGATTCTCTACTAACCCAACAGTAGCTACAGATGGTACAGGTACATACTTTAAAGTACCTAAGAAGAACTTAACTAGTGTAGCTAGTGATGTAATTGTAGGTTGGAGATATGATCTAGATGTAATCTTACCTAAGACATACTTCAGACCAGATGAAGCACAGAAGATAACTGACTATACTGCTAACTTAACTATCAATAGAATGAAGTTTGCTGTTGGTCTATCAGGTGGTTTAGGATTTAAACTCAAGTCTACTGGTGTTAGACAGGGTTCTAAGACCTATACTGGTGACGGTAGTACAACTGTTTATTCTTGGATAGAAGATGACATATCTTATACAGACAACGATCAGATAAAAGTTAAAGTAGATGGTGCTGAAGTAACAGCATTCACGGTATCAGGAGATACACAAATAACATTCACTTCAGCTCCAGCTAACGGTGCTGAGATTGTAATATATTTAGATGAATGGTATAACATAGAATCAACAACTATAGCTGATACATATCTAGCTAATGACGTAGCTCTATCTAGCAGCTCAGTATTCTCTATACCAATACATCAAAGAACAGATAATTTCCAACTTAGAATATTTAATGACTCACCATTTCCAGTGTCTTTAAACTCTATGATGTGGGAAGGTCATTACTCACCAAGATTCTATAGGAGGCAATTCTAATGAGTGCAGCAGCCGCAGCCGCTATTGGTATTGGTACTGCAGTAAATGTTGTTGGCGGCCTCATAGGAGGTCGTAAAGCAGCTTCTGCAGCTGCCGACCAAGCGGAGCAAGAAGCAAAAGCAACCCAAGCTAGGCATCAATATGATTTAGATGCATGGGACATGAAGAAAAAACAGCTTCAATCTGAAAGGCAAGAAGCTGTCGATCGTATTATGACAGAGGCTCGTAACGAAGGAAAGGTACGAGCATATAAAGATGCATCAGCTCAAGACCAATATGAGCACGCATTGAAAATAAGGAATGCACAACAAACATCTAATGAGATGGCATTCCAGAGATCAGATGATATATACACTGATACAGTAACACTAAACAGCATGGCAGCTAAGTCTGCTATGGATAGTGAGATCGTTAGATTAGAAGAATCGAAAGCAGAAACAAGATTCAATGCTAACGAAGCTTACTTAGAAATGGTTAAAATGGAAGGACAGTTAAGAGCTAGAGCAGCTTCTGGTAGAAGTGCTGTTAAAGGTATGCAATCAACTATGGCAGACTACGGTAGGCAAATAGAGATGTTAAATGCAACAATGGACAGTAACGAACGGAATGCTTATTCAGCTCTACAAGAAATTATAAGAGACAAATCATCCGCTGATTTAACAGCCTTCGCAAGTAAGATGTTAGATCCTGGTGTATTACCAGAACCAATCAAACAACGTCCTATACCTGTAGCAGAGTACACATTACCAAGAGTATTAGTTGATTCAGACTTTGGACCACAACCAGTTAGAGGTTTCATGGCAAGCCCAGGAACAGCAGCTGATATGGTATGGGGTCAGACTATCTCTAGTGTAGCTGGTTCTATAGGAAGTGGATTAACAGCATATGCAGGGGTAGTATAACCTAACACACAAACATGGCAAGAATTAAATACACACCTGGCGGTGAACGAAGAGGATTCAAACAGCTAGGTCAAGGCTTACGAGCTGGTGAACAAAGAATACAAGAGCAGGCACAGACTGGCATTGATGCTATGAAGTTGGCTGCTCTTCGCCAAGAAAAATTAGACAATCAATTCATTTCTGGTTTAACTAGTAAGAACAACTTTGAAGAAGGCGTACTACGTGAAAAGCAAGAACTAGAAGGTAAAGCTAGAACACGTAAATACGAAGCATTTCAAAAGTTTGCTGAAACTGATGTTGCTAGAATGGAAGGTAAGGCTAAAGACTTAGAGAAAAAAGCTGAATTCTGGAAAGACTTTGCACCTAAATTTGCAGAGAATCTAAGTAAATTAGCTGTTGGTGCCTGGGGCTTTCAAGATAAATTGAAAGGGATGGCTAGACTTAATGATATATATGATAATGGACTACTTAAAAATGTAACAGATGGTCAAGGTGATGCTTCATATGGTGTAGGAACAAATATAAATTTAGATAGATCTAAGTTAAGAAAAGAAGGGAACCATAATCAATCTAATTTATTAGGTAAGATATTCAATGGTAATTCTCATTGGCTTAGTCTGAAGATGGCTAAATTTGCTAAAGAGAATAGAGAAGTAATAAGAGATGATATTATAGCATCGTTTGGCGAAGAGTTCTATACCGAAAATAATGCTGTAGAATTACAGAGATTTGGTATGCATCAAATCATGGAGAAGATGGGAGTTTCTCCAAGATCTGCAGGTGGAGTACAGATGTTAGAGCAAGCTACAAATATAGGTCTTTTAGATAGAAGAAATATAATTGGTAAGAAAAATGCTGGTCTTACAGAAGGGTTAATAGATAGAGGTCAGGAAGATTTAGGCATTGCTCTACAATCATATTTTACTAATAGAAACAATCCAAATGAAGTTAGAAGAGTAACGAATAATCTATCTTTAATGATAAATACTCAAATGGAGAACCATTTAAGTGGTACTTTTATTGAGGATGGTAAATTAATTACACCTGCTTCTGGATCAAGAAATAAACAAGAAATCTATAGTACAATCATCCAGAATATAATTAAGAATAACTATAAGTGGATGACTAGGGACCAAGTTGAAGAGCTTCTAGCTATGGCAGTACCTAAGTTAGAAGGTGAGAAGAAAACAGAAGCTTATGATAAAAAGTTTCCTACTTTATCTGGAACCCTTTTAGATGAATACGATCAACTAAAAAGAGATCAGTATAATAAAGCAGATGATGTACAAAAACAGAAGTCTATAGCTAGAATGAATGTAGTTAATACAGAGTGGAATGAGAAATATCCTATTGGAAAGACTCCTACTAAAGAAGAACAGTTAAAAGGAGTTAATTCTATAATGAATGACCCTGAGTTACTACCTAATCAAAAAAAGCAAATCTTAGATAGTAGAGGATTTAATGCTGAGAATCATGATATTCTTCCATATGTATTAAATATAAATAATAATATGATAGATGGTAATATAAAAGAAGTTGAAAGATTATTACGTTCTAAAGATATAAAAGAGAATTTACCTAGAATTCTAAACGAAATTAAAGCCCTTCAAGAACTACAAAATTATGGACCTATAGCTAACTCAACTGAGCCAGGTTTACTAGGGTATAAACAAATAGGTTCTCAAAGATTTAAAGCTTTACAAAAAGTATACGAGGGTACTTCTATAGGTAAAGGTTTATCATCATCAGGTGCGTACTCTCAGAACGAGTACTATCAATTTACTCTGAAAACACATCTACATGCTGTAAAGCCAAAAAATGAAGGTGGTTTAGGATTAAGTGTAGCTGATGCTGTACAACATACTCTAAAAGTAACAGAACAAGAATGGGATAAAGGTGCAAATACTGATTCATCTAAGTATGGTACTGGTATATTTGCACGTAAATTAGATTCTTCAAGTGGTCAATGGATATTCCAAAAACATACTGATATTGATACAGAAGCACTAGCACTATTTAACAATAAAGTAGAAGACGATGATTTTGAAGGTGATGGTGATTGGATGACTTTAAATGATGATATGGTACTGGATATTCTTGCAAAAGATCCAAAAAGTATCCTAACTGATAGCTATGAACATATTAATAATCTTTTAACTCATGATAGGTTGACTAATAAAAAAGAAATGAAAACTTTTGGAAGACAGCTTATTAATTATAATTTACATGCTTCTAAAAAGGACGGTAATATAGCTCCTTTTGATATTGATGTACCAAGAGGATTCCATCTTGTATCTAAATATACTGGTAAGCCACTAGCAGATGTAGTTAATGCTTGGATAGCGTCTAAACTAGAAGGAGGTAATAAAAAGTGGGCATTCTTAAAAGATGTTAAAATGCCATCTGGTGAAGATAAACTGTTAGAACTTATAAATGCAGATAAAATTAGTACTCGTAATTTAACAGCGGCTACTTATGTCAATGGGTCACTAGCAGAATCAGGTAAAGTACCTAGAAGAAAAGAAGTGAATGCTTACATTAAGCAATTAGAAGTTGGTACTAATAGAGCAGAAGCTTTAACAAATCTTTTTAAAGATAAAACAGGTATTAATTGGACAGAATCAGATGGTGTATATCGGTTTTCAGATAGTAGCGGGTATTTAAAAAATGGTGGTCTTGATTTACCTACAGGTGCTAACCCTACAGATTTATTAAAATCATTAGGTTACGATCCTGAAGCTTTAGTTACAAACTACGATAACAGAGTGAAAAACATGAAATTACTAAACGACACATTATATAATGTATTTACATTGGGTGGTAACAGATGAATGATGATGAATTAAACATAGAAAAAACTAATGAGGTTACAGACGAGGTTGTTAATCAACCTAGTATGTCAGACCTTATAGATCAAGGTGTACCTTTATCTCCAAAAGAAACAGCTACACAAGGTTCATTTGCAGCTCCATTTCAAAGCCCAGTTGGTAATAGTAGTGTCGATCTGACTCAAGGTAACAACGAAGATACCATGATGGAGGAGTATAAAGAATGGTACCATCTTGGTAGAGATAGGAAATTTGGAATCCTTCCTTATAATAAACCTGAATTCCAAGATGAAAGAAATCAGTTAAGAGAGAAATGGTATCAGAAATATCATGGAATGGATTATGCTGGATACTTAGAAGGTAAGCAAGCTAATGCTACAACTATCTATGGTAATAAACCTAATTTAGAAGGAGCAGCTAATCAAATGGATCAGAACTTCCAAGCTCTAATGGTACCAGGATTAGCTTATGCTGACTTTACTAATGATGCTTTAGGAACAGTAGTTCCGGGGTATGATAAAATAGATGATAGATGGGATGCAAAGACTAAATTAGATAACCCTCTCTATCAAAACATGAGGAAGATTCTTTCTGTTGTCTTACCAGCTATTCATGCTGGAGGTGCGACAAACCAAGCATTAGCTAATAGAGGAGTTAATCGGTATCCATGGCTACAGAAACATCTAACTAGATTAGGTGCTTTTGGATTAGCTGATGGAGCTGTTGCTATACTTAGTGATACAAGTGAGGACCACAACGCTGCTAGATTTGTAGCTGATATGTTACCTGGAGTATTTGGATCTAAAGGAAGAGTACCATTACCTGAAGGATGGGTGACTCTAGATTCTGATAGCCCAGCTGTTAGAAAGCAAAAGAACTTTTATGAAAGTGGAATATTAAGTACAATAGGTACAATATTGGGAGCTTTTGTAGACGGTAAAAATGCTATTAAAACTAAAGTAGATTTCATCGAACCACTAGATGCTAAGTCTGCAGCTTATAAACAACTAGAACTATTCAAAGAATCTAATCCTGATGATCTTATAGAACTACAAAGACTTAATACTCTAGTTAGTTCTGGTAAACTCAACAGACAAACAGAACGTCAGATTATGGACGAGATCATGAATCTCGAAGCTAAACTGGGTATGGATAGAGGTCTAGAAGCTAGACTACAGAGACAAGAATCTAAGTTTACAGCTGAACAAGATGCTGCAGCTAGACGTAAGTTAGCAGCTATGGATGAAGTAGAGCAGTTAGAATTAGGATTTGATGGCGATATAACTCCTGGTGTCGGAGATGTAGCTTCAGAAGTAAGACAAAGTGTACCTCCAGCTAACGTAGCTAGGAATATGGCAGATACTACTGCTATTAAGAATGGTACATCTTCTGGTGATCCAGCTCCTATCATGACGGAAGCTATGAGAGAGAAAGGACTTATGGTCGGTTCTCGATCTAGAGATGCTGTCATGGGTGTTGCTGAAGAAACTAGAGATATTGGTAGATTCAATGCTGTTGTAGATGGTATTAGATATAGTACTAAACAAATGAACGCTGCTGCTTGGGATATATACACAAGCATCATTGCTGCTGAAAACTTAGATGATGTTAAAGCATTATTCTATGAGAACAGAGATGTTAAGAACTTCTTGATGGGAAGATTCAAAGTTGATGTTATGAACGAAGAGCAAGCAAGAGCCGCTGCATTCGCTCTAAGAGACTTGACTGATAGATTCCTCGGAAGAGAAGTTTCGGAGGCATCTGCGAGGGTTATGGATACGTTAGGGAGAGAATCCTCTACACTAGCAGATGCTATTCAGAAAGGTGGAGACTATGTAGACGAGAATAGAGTAATGGATCTTATTATTGATAAGATGCAATTCCTATTAGATGAGTATGCTCTTAACAAATATCTATCTGGTTGGAGTTTAAGAAACAAAAACTGGTTCGACCAAGTTCCTCCTAAAGAATTAGATACTGTTATAGAACAGTTGACTAAAGAGTTTACTAATGCAGAGAATGCTATTCATGCTAGAAACTTAAGATTCACTGAAACTTTAAAAGAAA